GCGAAAAGGTATTATAAAAAATAGTAGAGGACCTGATACTGTCATGTGGCAAGCTGAAACAAACGATGTAGGCGGGGCTGTACCAAAAACTATAGGAGAGTTAAAGATTCTTGACATGAATAAGGATCAATTTAAAGCTGCACAAGCCTTTAAAGAAGCACTATCCAAGACCAAGGAAATTAAACCTAAAAAGAGCAGAGATTTACAAAGGCAGAAGGAGGTAAAGAGTTTTAGACCTGAATTTGATCTAAAAAAGTGGGCTGAGACAACACAACAGCAAAGAGAACAGGTGCGAAGGCAACAAAAACACTTTAATAGAGCAGCTAAGGGTGCTACTGATAATTAATAACTAGGGGGAATTATGGCACAAACAATTGTAAAAAAATTAAGCACCCGTCATCAATTAATGATGTATGATATGGTTTTTAACGGGATGGGGAGTAAGGAAGTTGCTGATAAACATGGCTTAACATTAGCTCGACTCAATGTTCTTAGACGGAGTCCGTTGTGGGTAAAGGAGGAGGATAAGGTTAAGAGGGAAGTGTTGGCTGAGCATAAGGAAAAACTCGGACACATGATTCCAAAGGCTATGGATACCTTGAATGAGGTTGTGGGTTCGACCTATGTTGTTAAGGATGAGAAAGGTGAGGAGAAGGTTGTTATGACACCGCCAGCGACTAGGGTTCAGGCTGCCGCCCAAATATTAGATAGGACAGGTATGAAGGAACAAGATCTAGGACAAACGGGTGGCGTTACCATCCAACTATACGCCCCAGGCTATGCTACTGATGATGGTAAGGGTAAAATTATTGATGTAGAGATTGAGGATAAAGATAATGCCAGTTAAATATGAAAATGGAAAAAAAGTACACCTTCCATATACAAAGAAAGGTAAACGATATTATAAGGAAGGTGAATCAAAGGCTACTACATCCTTAAGTCAATATAAAAGAACTCCTACTGAAAGAATGCGTGAGATTAAGGACAAAAATTTAAAAGGGATGAAGGATAATTATTTAAGAGCTGTCGATTTAATTACAACCCCTGCTTTAGCGAAATCAGCTGGTAAGACTTTATATAGTCTAGCAAAATCAGCTAAGACTAAGGCAGTTTTAAGTGGTTTATTTCCTGGAATTATAACAAAAAAAGGACGAAGAGATTATCCTGAAGCTCAATCAGCTTTTTCGGCAGGAGAAGGTCAAGAAGCAGTTAGACGGAAGATAACAGGATCTAGAGATATACTTGAAAAAAATCCAAAAAGATTTAAAGATATTGATATGGATGAATTGGATAGAGGAGCAGCTCAGGCTGTACTTAATCCTAAGAATAAAGAGGATAAATATTTAGGAAAGTTAGTAAAAGCAGGGAAGTTAACATTGGCAGAAGTATTTGAAGCAGTAAAAAATCAGACTAATATTAAAAGCGTTGATGTCCTTAAAACAAATAGAGAATTAAATAGAGTTCTAGGAAAGCATAAACGTGGAGCTGGATCAAAAGAATATGAAAGAACTATAGAGAAAGCAAGGGAAGGCACATTCAACCCTGAACACACGGAAGAATTAAAAAGGATTCATAGAAAAAAGAAAAGAGAAAAATAAATGGACAAGTTTGATGGAGGAGGGTCTATTTTAAAGGAAAATTTCACAAAACGGGTGCGTGAACTTGTGGACAAGAGAGATAAGCCTTTCGAGAAGTGTCTTGAGTGGTGTGCAGGTTTAGGAGAGATTGGTAGGGATTTACTTAACAAAAAATTAATTAAGAAGTTAGTTCTTCTTGATATAAATAAAAAGGCTCTGGATGAAGGGGATAAAAGATGGGGTTCTAAGGATATACGATATTATCAATCCGACAATCTTTCTAATCTTAATAAATATGAAAAATTTGATTTAGTTGTTGGTAATCCGCCCTCATATTGTAATGTTGACCCTAANCATCCTTCATATCCTGAATGGGAGGGAGATTTAAGACCTTTTGACCCTGAATGGAAGTTAAGAAAAGAATTTTATGGTGATATTGCAAAAAATATGACTATGGATGGGGTTATTTTAATTAACGAGGTTGAATTATACAAAGACAAGGTTTTTATTGGAGAACTTTGGGATAATAGACCAAGGCCACCTGTGGGAGAATTTATGGATATGATTGAAGGGAATGGGTTGCGGATTAAGTCTTGTTCCTTTTTAAGGGATATTGATGGTGTTGATGTGTATATGATGGAGAGTAAGATATGTGGTTCTTACTTGTGATTATTTTGCAAATAAATCCTCAAACAGGTCCTTTTGTAGAGGAGGTTCATATTGCCAAAACTTTTGATACGGGGAGGGAATGTAAGGATTATATGAACGCCACCCGTGCATTTGAAATTCCACCACTACATAATTTGGGGTGTGTTAAATGGGGAGATGTTTTTGTTTGATTCTGATCTTGTGCTTGGGTTAAGGATATTAGAATTTATTACCTCTGGACTTTGTCTTTATGCTACCTATCTCTTGGTACATGAGGATGGGAGAGGGAGTTGGTGGGGGATGGCGGGACAAATGACGGGACTTTATTGTATTATGTGGGGTGGTTATTGGGGATGGTTACCATTGGATTTGGCGATGGGTGTTATTTATGGTAAGGCATGTTGGAAAAGACTTAAAGTAAAAGAGGAGTCTAAAGTATGGCGAAAAAAGATTTAAACCCGAAAGCAAGAAAGGGCTGGGTATTAGAGAAATTTCATTCATTTGCTGATAGAGAGCAAGCTGAAAAATATCCTGCTCATATAGGAGGTGGAAAAACCTCTATTTTACCTGCACTTCCGAAAAAAGAAAAATGGAGAGCGGAAATACCAGAAGATTTTGGAACCACTCCATATACTTTTGGATTTACTGATAAATATCCAACACCATCTGACAAACAAATTATACGGGAGATTCAAATTCGGAAATTTGCTAAAGAACTAGCTAAAAAATTAAAAGGAGAAGGTTTTCCCAAAGATATAATGATGAAGCATGCTCAAGAGAAGGATTATATAGAAGAGTTTAAGAGAGCTATGGGAGACCCTAAAGGATATTCTTTAGAACAGCTTGAGTTTCCTAAAGGGTTTAAACGATTGCCATTACCAAAAAATAAAGAAAATGAAAAATATTATGATCTTCATAGAGATAAAAAAAGAAAACTTTCATGACACCAAAAGCATATTTAAAAAAAATTAAATCAAACACACCCCTTATTATTACATGGATAGATGCTTCTGATTCTTATGGCGAGGGTGTTAAGGTGGTTGAGTTAGAGAAATGGGCGAAGAAAAATGGGCCGACCCGTTATGATACCCTCGGATTTTATATGGGGATTATCAATGAGCGATGTTTTTTAGGGTTTAACAAGGATAATAGTTCAAAGGATGGATTGTACAGGGGTGTGGCAGAAATCCCTCTCCCCATGATAGAACATATCCATGCCCTACAAAGATAAGACAAAACAACTAGAATTTAATAAGGAATGGTTGAGGAAGGATAGGATTAAAAATCCTGAACGTCATAGGTTATATAAAAAGACTTATTTAAAGACGGTGAAGGGTAGGAGGTTGAAGGTGGCGGGTAATGCCAAGTATAGGGCAAATGTTAGAAAGGCCTGTCCTTCTTGGACGAGTATAGGAGAAATACAAAGTATATATAAAGACTGTCCTGATGGTTATCATGTAGATCATATAGTGCCATTAACCAATAATAAAGTATCAGGTCTTCATGTTCCTCACAACCTTCAATATCTCACACCCAAAGATAATAAGAAAAAAGGGAATAAATTTTAATGTCTGAAATAGATCTATTTTATGGTAAAGAAGGACCATCTCCTAAACAGGCCATATTTAGAGAGGCTACTGAGAGATATAAATTATTTGGTGGTGGAGTTGGGGGAGGTAAGTCTAGAGCCTTGTGTGCTGAGGCTATCAGGCAAAGTCTTCTCTATCCTGGGAATAGGGGATTTGCAGGACGTAATGAAGCAGAGGCTTTTAGAAAAACAACCCTTGTCACCCTTCTAGCCCTTATCNTTGAAATTGAAAATTTTACTGGTCAAAGGCTTTTGGTTAAAAATGGTCATAACCAAACCAAGAAAGAAATTTCTTTCATCAATGGTTCTATGATTTTGTATGGAGGGATGTCGGGACCCGATGCAGATGAACGTATCAAGTCTTTGGAGATTGGATTTTTTATTGTAGATGAGGCTAGTGAATGTAATGAAGATGTTGTGAATATGTTGAAGGCTAGGCTTAGGTGGAAATTACCTAACAATAAATATCCTCGGTTTTTTGGTCTATTCGCCTCTAACCCTGAGCCAGGGTGGCTTAAAAGTACCTTTGTCGTACCACAACAGTTAGGTGAGCCAAAACCTGACCATCTCTTCGTACAGTCTCTCCTTAAAGATAATCCGTGGTTACCTCCAGACTACCTTGAAAATTTAAGGAGGGATAATCCAGAATCTTGGGTTAAGAGATATGTGGATGGTAGTTGGGATGCGGTGGAAGGACAGGTTTGGCCTGAGTTTAATTATGAAGATCACGTCTTTCCTAGTTTAGCTCATGATTTTGAAATTCCATATCCAACAAAAGGAGAGGTCTTGCAGTTTGCTGCCCTAGATCATGGTCAAACAAATCCAACTTGTTTTTTAGGATTTTATGTGGATCAGGATGATAATATTTTTGTCTTTGATGAGTATTACCAAAAAGGACTTGTATCCTCACATTGTATGAATATTATGGCTAGGTTTGATGTTAGTGCTTTTGAGTATATTTGTGCCGACCCTTCTATGTGGGGAAAGACTAGAGAAAAAGAAGGAAGAGCGTGGAGTGTATTTGACGAATACGATGAATATGATATATACTTAGACAAGGCTCAAAATGATCGAGCTGCTGGGTGGAATCGTGTAGGAGAATATCTTCGTACCGATCCTGAACACTATCATCCTATATTGGACAAGCAGGGTTCGCCAAGACTCTTCATCTCCGCTCGGTGTCGTAGTTTACTTAATGAAATTCCTGAATATGTGTGGAAGAAATTAAGAGAGAAAGATTCTAATCCTAAAGAGGAGGCAAGGAAATTGAACGATCATGCGTGTGATGCACTGAGATATGGGGTTATGTCTAGACCTTCGCCTTATGAATTGAAAGAAAAAGATCAAGCACCTGTTGGTTCCTTTAATTTTTATAAAGGAATGAGTACGATAGGTTTTAAGAAAGGATATATGGTCAATGGCTAAAGAAAATGTGCAGGATTGGGGGAATAAAATCCGTCATGCTAGGGAAAATCATGAAAAGACTGTAGAAAAGCCTACCAAACTTTATCGCAATTATTATGCTGGGCGGCAATGGTCTCATATGGGAGAGGATAGTCGTACCTCCTATAATAATGAGATTGTGGATAATATTGTATTCACGGCTGTATCTACCATAAAACCCGCTATATCACAAAACCGCCCTAAAATCTTCGCTAAACCTAGAAAATCTCAATGCATGATACAAGGTCAAATGGTAGATTCATCTCTCCTCGTGCAGAGAGTTGAGATACTGGCTCAGTTCCTATTTGATGAGTTAGATGTAAAGGAGGAGACAGATAAGGCTATAGTTGATGCCCTAATAGGATCGTGTGGGTATGTGATGATAGGATATGATGTGGAGGTGTTGGAAGAAGAAGTGACACCAGGGACCTTTTTAGACCATATTGAAGATGAAAATATTTATGTAAAGAGAGTTTCCCCACTTGATGTGTTGAGAGATCCCAACGTAAAAGACCATAATATAGATCATGATGAGTGGATTGCAATAAAATGGCAAAAAACATTAGAGGAAGTGAAAAAGGATTCGACCTACAAAAACACCAAAGACTTACAAATAAATGTTGATATTAGAGAAGATCAAGGAATGATGGCGAAGGTTGATACGAGGATGGGAGGTAATCCCAAAGATCTTATTAGTGATTCGGGTATATTTGGTAGGGTTGAGGGTTGGGATATTTGGGATAAGAAAAATGGAAGACTTTTAGTTTATGTTGAAGGACATCATTCTTTTTTGAGAGATACTGATTGGCCTTTGGATTATGGAAATTCCTACCCGTTAGAGAGTGTTTGGTTTAATTACAACCCAGACGAAACCTATGCGGTGGCTGATACGGCTACTTACCAGTCCAAACAGGACTTTTTGAATAGGTTTGAGTCTAAGATTGTAGATCATGTTTCGAGGATTGCGGATCGTAAATATGCCTATGATGGGAAGAGGGTTAATCCGAATGAGATGGATAAGTTTGCTCATGGGCCATCAGGGACTTACATTAAAACAAAAGGAGACCCTAATACCGCTATAACGGTTGTTAAGGATTCTACCATCTCTCAAGATTTATATGCCACTGTCGCTACCATAAAACAGGACATTTATAGACAGGTAGGTATTGCTCAGTTTGAGAGTGGTGGGGCTGAAAAACTACAAACCGCTCAAGAAGGGCAGATGATAGGGCAGGGAATCTCGGCTCGTAGGACAGAAAGAGCTACAATGGTGGAGAGGTTCTTATCTAAG